GCACTGGCCGCCGTATCTCACCCCGCTTGGCCTCGCAGTCCGGCAAATACTGAAAGGCCAGCAGTGATGAGCTACTTGCGTTCGCGCCGGGCTAGTTCGGCTTCCACGGCTTCGCGGATGAAGTCGGAGCGCTTCTCCTTTTCCCCCAGCACAGCGTCGATGCGCGCCAAGGTTCCGTCGCGGAGACGTGCGGGAGTTTGCTCCCCATTGATTCGCGGCCTGCCCACGGGCGCGGGGATAGGAGATATCACTTTTTGTGCCAAGCCGTGCATTTTGTTGATATCACCTATTGACCGTGTACATGATATCACTTACGTAGGTGATATCAACTACGAAGGCAAGGACGAACCGATGACCTACACTCCCGGCCAGCGCATCACTTACCCGGCTTCGGCATGGTTCGGTAAGATCTTTCCCGATTTCGAGGGCACGATTGTCGAGGTCACGCCGTCCGGATACCTCAAGGTCAAGTTCGATAAGACGGCGGCCAACCGGATCGACACCATCGCTCCTGCCGATCTGGTGGCGGCATGAGCTACCATCGCCTTCCGGCCTTCACCCCACCCAAGGAACTCATCGGCTTCGGGAGTGGCTCCATGCGCGCGTCGAAGCCCAATGACGCCGAGGGAGATCCTTTCCCACAGGCACAGCGCTGTGACGGCAAGGAGCCCTGCGGCGAGTGCAGGCTTCCCGTTGGAGAGACCTGCGACATCTGCGGAGCAGTGGCATGATGGACCAACACGCATTCATCAACTGCCTCCGCAGCCTGCACAACATCGACGGCTGCCAGCTTCCTGAGCTCAATTGGGGGCAGCAGCTCGATTTCGTCCAGAACCCGGTGAAGTATTTCATTCAGGCCGATGACGAGCAGCAGGCCGCGATCTGGCGCGAAGTCGCGAAACGGCAGCCGCCGGAGCCAACCTACGCAGGCATACCGCTCAGCGAGCACGCGCGCGCAGGGGTGTACGGATACCACCCCGGAGACGATGCATGATTGTCGATATCGAGTGCCCCACCTGCAACGGCAACGGAGAGGTGCAGAGCCAGAGCCCCAGCCGCCGCAGCCGCTTCGTCAGTTACGACGACCTTTCGCCGGATGATTTTACCGAAACCTGTCCAGAATGCGGCGGATTCGGTTCTGTCGAGGACGATCCGGAAGACGAGATCGAAGACTGGATGCGCGATTAAAGGACCCCCACCAATGACCCAAGCGAATGTCCTGCCTTCCGATCGTGAAGCTGCGGCGAGCGCATATTTTGCGTGGATCAGCGGCAACACCACCATACCGATCAAAATGCGATCAGGAGAGCTTGATCATCATTCGATGGTCCAAGCCTTCGCCCGCCACCGCGACGCCAGCGTGCGGGAACTGGTGGAGGCGTTGCAAGGAATGCTGGCGATGCACGGCAGCGATATCGAAGAAGCGGCAGCACGCGAGAAGGCCCGAGCAGCACTCGCCAGCGCGGGAGCCCAGCCGTGAGCAAGAGGCGCGGACGTAAGGGGTATCAGTTCCCGACCATGGAGCTGCCCGGCTTCGACGACGGCATTATCGCCTTGGTCAAAACGACGCCTGAATATCGCAAGCAGATGCGGATGATTTCGTGGAGGCGGCCATGACGATGATCGAGAAGCTGGCTCGGGCGGTCTGCCGGTATAACGGCGGCACCGAGTATAATTGGGAGGCGTGGACGGGCGAAGTTATCGCCGTCCTGACCGCACTGCGCGAGCCGGAACTGATCCTTCGGGATGATCAGGGCGTCATTCACGAAGTGCGCGGAGCTCCCGCTGATTTCTTTCGCATGTGCATCGACCACATCTTGCAGGAGGCAGACCGTGACTAGCATTGTTTGTCAGACAACCGATCCGAACCCGGCGCAGCCCATTCTGGCCTTTCTCTGGTCCCTCGATGCGGCCCGCAAATTAGGTTTCACGCCGCCGACCGAACACGTTCTTGCTGAGCACCTTTTCCGCAAGAATGCGAAGATCCTGTTCTACTCCACGATGGATGGAGTGTTCTCGTTGGTCAGCAGCGAACCGTACGTCGATGAAATGCATGATGAGATCATTCAGCTAATCGCCAACCAGGGCAGGCGGCGCAGGCAGCGGCAACCAGCGCGGCGCATGATGATCGCAGAGGATATCGGTCTCGCTCAGGACATCTCGCAATGACAGCAGATCAAGAGCGCGCTGCGATCGTGCAACCCGCTTCGAGCGAAATGCCGTGGTTTTGCGATCGTGGAGATTTTTGGGGGACCATCAATCAACTCTGCCGCTGTGCGAGGTGCGGCAAGAAGGAGATGAAGCGGCATGACGAACCCCGGAGGTTCGGATGCGTCGCCACAGGAAGGCCGCACATGATCTGCGATGAGTGTTTCGACGCACTACCCGCCGACCACCACAAGGACCAAGGACATGGATAAACTGAGTGTTGCGCGGATGACGCTCGACGTATTTCTTGCGGCCTATCAGGATCGCCCTGACGATCAGTCGATTGATGAGATCGTTGATGACGATCTTTTGACGTTCGGCCATCTGCGAGCGATCCTAGCAGCCCTCGCCCAGCCCGCGCCGGATGGGGAGGTTCTATGGGATGGCCTGGCTGCGTCGTTCGGCCCCGTCCTCAAGGCGGCATTCCCCGACACGCATTCGATCACTCGCATGCAGGCAGCGGAGGCCCTGAGTGGCGAAGTCCGGAAGCGTGCCAATTGGTTTGAAAAGAAAGGAGATCGCGATGACGTATCACGAACCGCTCCGGCGCTAGGCGTCAAGGTGCGCGGGGTTGGTCGAATGTTCGACAACGATAAGGCCGTGCTTGTCATGCTGGATCGCAAGCCGACAGACGACGAACTCCGCGCACTTCATGAAGCACTCACGCCCGCTCCCCAGCCCGCAGAGGGGGCGTGGCAACCGATCGAGACGGCGCCGAACGATGGGACTGCGGTGCTTCTCTGGTGCCAACCCACCAAGGACGACGCGTATGCGATACAAGGATGGTACGAGGGCGGTGTATTCGATCGCCGCTGGTACGACGCCTACTCAGAAGAGGTTAAACCCTCCCACTGGCAGCCGCTCCCCGCACCACCCGCAGCGGCAATCAGGGGAGGCGCAGAATGAGCGGCCTTGGCCTACCGATCCCGCGCTATGTCGCGCCACCGCCGATCGAGCGCCGTTGCGGCACCTGTCGATATTGGGATCGCCTGAGCCTCACCAGCCGGAAGGGTGATTGTCGGGCACCAGGTGATCACCGCTATTGGCGCGTACCCATGCCGAACGGCACCTACGCGTTGGCGGATGATTTTGGCCAAGCAGAGATGGCAGCCAGCGACAGTTGCGGAGCTTGGGACCGATGACCCCAGATATTGATGCGCTGGTCGAGCGGCATATGCAGATTGCTGAAATCATCGACCCGGATGCGTTTGCCGATCTATATGACCACTATCTTGATGTGCGCCGCGAGCATGCAATTGAGAAGGCTGGCCGCATCATGAGCGGAGAGGAAATCAGTCTCAACGCCAGCATTTCTGCGGGTTCAGAGCCTGTTTCACCGCCAGAGGAAATCAGTGCCCTCACCCGGCTTAGCGAGGAAAATGCGAGGCTGCGGGAGGCGCTGGCGGCTGGAACGCGTGAATGCGAGCAATGCCATGGAGGTGGGGAGGTCTTCGGTCACGCTGCGGACTGCGACAACGATCTGTGCGCGCTCGCTGGCGGTATAGACGATTGCTTGGGTCGAGTTGATCCCTGCGGCGCCTGTGACGGAACGGGTCGCGCAGCTTTGCAGGGTGATGCGTGACGGTCTGCAAAACCTGCGGCGGAAGCGGTCAGACGATCCACATGCGCTCGATGTTCATGCAGGACGGGCTCTATAAGATCCGGTGCGGGGTATGTGCTGGCAGCGGGGAATCCTCGTATAGACCAGAGGCTTGGTGGTCCAAAACGCAGGCCGAGTTTCGCTCAACCTATCCGGAGCATCCGGGCTTTCGCGATTGGCTCAAAAGGCAAGTAGCCCGCCATGGTGCGCATCGTTGAGAGGCGTGGCGGGCTTTCTTGGGCGATCCATGCCGGGCGCTACACCGGCGGTTTCTGGATGGCGGCTCCCTTACGGTGTGCCCAGGTCCAGCAGCTTTGATGCGGGGCGCTCACTGTGCCCAACCGTTGGAACGTGGACAAGTTATGGACGTGAAGCGCGGGAAACCGTTACGCCCTCTACCCCAGCCTCAACTTACACCTGCGCGCCGATCGGTCATTCTGCGGGGCCATCGGCTCACTATCTCCGCGTGCACTGAACCTGCCAGAAAAGGCCACAATCAGCGCCGCCGCATCGCCGAAAACACTAGCGAATACGCAGGATTCCGTCAATCTGGCGGGGGCTAGGCGAATCGGATCTGTTCCGCCAATGTTCTCGCATGGCCACCGATACCCTAGCCTTCATCGTCAAACACGCTGAACTCTTCATCCTCACCTGCTGGAAATGCGGACATGTGGTGAAGATGACGCCCGACGATATCAGGGCAAAGGCGAACCGGGGGCTTGAGGAAGAGCGGTTCAGCTTTCAGAACCGGTCGCGCTGCACGAAATGCGGGATGCGATGCCCGAAGCATGAGACGATCTGGAAGTCCAAGAACATCCGCATCGGCAGCTATGGGCATCGCAATCCGAATGGGTCGATAAGGGATAGATGATGCTGCCGATCCTCGCCGCCGTGATGGCGACCGGCTCAACCTTCGTCTGCACGCCTGTCCGCGTCTGGGATGGTGACGGGCCGATCTGGTGCGCCGAAGGTCCGAAGATCCGCCTCGCCGGCATCGCGGCGCGGGAGATCGATGGAGAGTGCAAACCTGGCCATCCTTGCCCGGCCGCCAGCGGAGAGGCTGCGCGCGATCATCTTGTGAAGCTGCTCGGTGGGCCACGCGGCCGAGCGCGCGAAGGTCACATCCTTGTCAGCGGCCCGCGCCTCACCTGCCAGTCCGTCGGTTCCGGCAAAGGCGATCGCACTGCCGCCTGGTGCTCGACCGGTCGCATCGATCTGTCATGCGCGATGGTGCGCGGTGGCTATGCGCTTAAATGGGACCAGTATTGGCGTGGGCGCACCTGCAGGTGAAGCCCCTCTACAGTAGCGCCTGGATCGCTGCCGCTGCGATCGGCGCGAGGTAGCTGTGCCCAACGCGTGATGGATGCAGGCCATCCGGATAGAGCGTCGAGTTCGCTGCCGCCGCCTGTGGTCCCATCGTTGGATCGGCTCCAAAGTCCGCCAGCCCATCGGCAAAGCTCGCCCAATTCGCCCTGATCAGAGTGTTGAGGTCGTTACGGGTCGTCTGCTGCGTGCCGTTCCAGGCGCTGTTCGGCAGCAGCGTGGCGACGATGATCTTCCCGCCTGATGCCCGGACATATCCGGCATAAGTCTGGATATCGGCGTAGATCTGCGCAGCGGATCGGCCACCGACAGTCAAATCGTTCGTGCCCATGAACAGCAGAACGACCCGGCTGTCACTCGCATATCGGGATAGGATAGGCCCCACCTGCCCGGAATATAGCGCCAGTTCGTTCTGGATCTGCGTGCCGCCTCCCGAAAGGTTGAAGAAACGCGCCGACTGAGTAAGCAGCCGCTCCGCCATCTTCGCGAAACCGAAGACATAGCTGCTCAAATCGCCAACGGTGAGGCTATCCCCCTCGAAGCAGACGGTCCGCGTGACGCTGGATGGAATCGCAAACACGCCGTCCAGCGCGGCATTCAGGTCAGCCCGCTCACCTGCGCCTAGGCTCCGACCAAAGCCGAGCTTGGCAATCGAGTAATATTTTCCGTTGTAACCGGCGCTCAAGGTCGTCGAGCCGAGCGCGCCACCCGTCATCGCGACATCGGTTTGCGCAGAGCCCGAGACTGTTTCTTCATTCTGGTTCGTCGATACGCCGGATGCACTGGATATCATGCCAACGCGCGCCACCCGCGTCATTGGCGAAAAGCCCGAATTGCCGGTGCCAGGGTTGGCCCGCAAATAGCCGCGCTGGTTGGCCACATTCCCCGCAAAGCAGGTGATCTGATCGCTGCCCGACCCCAATTGTATGAGAGATGAGCCGGCAGGATTGGAGTGCAGATGCTCCACAATATCGATAGTCTCGACCTGGCGCCGTGTCGTCGCAACCCCACTCGGCAATGCCATGCTATGGCCGGAGAAAATGATGGGGCGAATGCCGGATATGAGGATTGGTCCTCCAGCCGTGGCGCCGTTTTCAACCACCGGCCGGGAAGCGGCAGTCGATTGGGTAGCGTTGTTGCCGTTCCCGCTCTGGTCATACCAGATATCGACTTGGCCCGTCTCGCTCCCAAGAAAAGCATCGAGCGCGGCATAATCAGGACGCTGACCGACGAACCCGACGTCGAGCGTTGCGCTATCCGAGGGGCGAACGACGCGGAATCCGGAGCCTGAGTATGCGGAGCGCAGCTTGATCGCGCCATAGGCGTACATGGGCTGCGCGCCGGTTATGAGGTCCAGCGGATAGATTGGGGTCGGGCCAACAATGCCAGCGCCCAATCGCCCCAGGGATAGACTGAGCCCCAACCTCATCCCACCGGCTCCACCGTGAGGACGACCATTCCCTTGACGGCGGCGCTATCCTCGACGGCAACCACGTGGTGCGAGACGCCGTCGACTTCCCCCGCCTCGCATGAGCGAAGGGCACGGCGCGTTCCCCAGAACGATACCTGCTTGATACCGCTGCGCTCGACGACGCCAGCCTTGCCCTCGTAGGGTCCGAAGGACACCGGAAGACGCTGCCCATTGTTGATCTCGCCCGTCATTGCTGCGCCACCGATACAAGGAAAGTTCGTTGCCTGGTCCGTTCAGGATCTGAGCTGGTGACGGCGGTGATCTCCAGCGGAAGCATGATGCCAGCGCCATCGAAAGCGCCGTTCTCGCGCTCGTCCTCATCGATCGTCAGCCAGAATTTGACGCCGGTGTCGCCGTTGAAGAGGGTGTGATCACGGCCATCCCCGGACATGATCGTAAGCCCGAGGGCGACCGCCTCGGGAAACAGTACAAGTTCATACGATGCGATCTGCTCGCCGGGCTCAAGAATGCCCGCCAGATTGACCCCGAAGTCCAAGACCTCGTTGGGATCGAGCGTTCGGCCAAAGCTGGTCGCTGTAGGTGGAACGGCCATATCGCCTCCTAAAGCTGCAAGATCCGGTCGGAGAACCGGTCCTGGCCAAAAATGAGGCGGCGATCGGCGAACCGGTCCTGACCGAACGTGATCAGGCGCTCCGTCGGTACGATGGCCTCCAGAAAGAGGTCGCCAACAGCGCTGACGCTTGCCGCTTCCAGTGTGGCGGTAACCGTCCCATACAGCGGCGAGACAGCAGCTCCAGTGATCGTTGCCGCGCCGGCCGTGATCGATGCCTGGCCAGAAATGCGCGCGATCGCAGCAGAGGTAACGCCAGCGGCGTCGGTCGAAATGCCAACAGCCGAGCGAAGCGGGAGCGCGCCGCCTGCACTGACGATCGCGTTGCCGGCCGTGAGCGTCGCTGCGGCTTCGATGTCACCGGATTCGATGACGGCGGAAACCGTCGCTGCCCCCGTCGTGAGTGCCGACGAGGCAGCAATCGGAGTGACGGACGCGGACGAAGAGGTGGCGGCACCGGTCGAGACCGTGCCCTGCCCTTTGATCTGCAATCCGCCGGTGGCAACGACCGCTGCGGCGGCCAGAGCAACCGAGACGATGGCTGCGATTGCGACCTTCGCGGCTGACGAGGGCGCTGCATTGGCCGTGGTCAGCGATGCAGCGGCGCTGATGTTGTTCGGCGTATAGTGGACGCGGATGCGAACAACATCGACCGAGACGGTGACAGATCCGGCGCCAGAGCTTTCCTCTGCCCAGAGCATCACACCGAAATTCGAGCCCTTGACGATCGTGTCCGTGAGGCTGTTACCCCAGGTGTCAGATGCTCCGCCCGCGACGTAGAGTGCATCGGAAGTCGTCAGCGTGGCGGTGCTGGGCGGAATGTAGCTTGAACTCCCCGCCACCGCGCCGGACGTGGTGCAGAGATAGGCCCGCAGCAGCGCGCGGTTCGCGGTGTTTCCCTTCGCCTCCGCTTCTATCTCGATGCCGTCGATCGCGGCCCCAGCGGGGATTTCGCTGAAATCATAATTATAGAGGCGGAGGTAATTGCTGGAGCCGTCAGATGGCAACGCGGCAGTCGCATAGCTGTCGTTCGAACTGACCGCATTGCCGGGGTTCGACCATGCGACCGTTCCAACGCCGGTGACATTGGCCGATGAACCAGGTGTTTTATAGGCGGTGACGGCCACGGCCCGGACCTATCAGGCGTTGCCGTCGGTGATCGAAAAGCTGGTCACCGTGAACTGCTGCCCCGCCGCGAACGACGTGTTATCGACCGTCATGTCTCCGCCGCCGCCCGTCGCGGTGACGGTGCCCTGCGCGTGGCAGGTGGTGCCGTCGCTGGCGTACAGCCGCCAATGGGCAGCCGTGCCGGTACCGTCGGCGCTGGTGTCCTCCCAGGTGCCCGACTTGGCTTTGCTGCCGCCCGAGGCGGCCGCCATGTAATCGGATGGCAGATTGCAGGTCGCGAGAACTGTTCCGCTATCTGCCGTGCCGCAGTTGGCAGGTGCCGCGCCGGTGCGGATCTTGAGGATAGCGCTGACGCCGATCGCGGTTTCAATCGCGTCGAGCCGGGCGTTTCGAACGGTGGTGGAAAACTGGAGAGCCATCGCCCTACCCCTTCATCTCTTTCTGGAACTCGGTGTGGTCGCGCTGAGCGCCGGCCCAGGCAGCGTCATAGGCAGCCTTGAGCGTGTCCTGATCCGCGCCGTCGAACAGGGGCTTCGCCTGGTCGTAGATCGCCTTCACGATCGCGGGGACCGGGCTGACGAGGCTCATGGCCTTTACGACCGCATCGATATCGATCTTCATGATGCACCTCCCGCGAGATCGGTGATCTGGTCGATAAGCCCGCGGGCTTTCGTGACCGCTTCGGCGTAGCTCGTGGCGTTCCCGGCTTCGTAGGCCGTCCGAACGGCAGCAACCGCCGCGAATGCCTTGGCGTCGAGATCCGCCGCCTTCGCCTTCGTGGCCACGCTGAATGGCCGGATCTGGTTCGCCAGACGTGCAGCCGCGACGGCGGCGCGATAGGCGCTGGTGATCGCCAGACCGGCTTGCTCGTCGAGCTTTGTCTGATCAGCGGCGACGACTGGCGCCGGCGGTACGGCAGGGATGGACGTGCACGCGCCCAGCGCGAGCATGAAGGGAAGAATCAGGCGCTTCATGGTACGGTCTCCACAGGAACGGGGCTGCCGGGCGGGTTCTCGACGGTCACGGGCTGGGGACCGCCGTCCTTGGCCTTTCCGCCCGACGAGGAGCCGAGCCAGAACCCGAAGGCGAGCACGGCGAAGCTTTTCCAGGTGCCGATCACATCGCCCTTCAAGGCGACATCGGCAGACCAGCCGACAACCCAGATGCTGAAGCCGACATAGCCGAGGATGGCCGCCAACGAGGCGGCGACGACAATGCGGAGGTGCGGGACCGCGTTCATAGCCGCGTCCGCAGCCAGCCGAACAAGAACGCCTCGTTCGCTGCCCTTCCCCGCGCCAGTTCGATATAGCGCGCACCCTGAAGCGCATTCAGCGCCTTGAGCATGACGGCATCCGCGTCGGTGCCCCGTGCCTTCCGATATGCCCGGAACGTCGCGAGCGTGGCGGGACCGATCGAGCCGTCCTCCCGGATGTCCGCATAGAGCTTCGCGCCGTCGTTGAGGGCATTCAAGCATTGCTGGAACCAGATCGCCGGGACGCCAGTGCCCATGTTCACGCCGGTATCGAACAGCTCCTCACCCACCGCCGGGCTGATCTCCGCAACCGCAGCGAAGCCGGGGCGGATCGCAAATTCCTGACGGTAGATCGCCTTGGCGGTTTCACGCGGCAGCGTGCGCATCGCGCCGGCATATCCGTTGCGCCGCGCTACAGCGGCGGTGATGCCCCACATCGTTTCGCCGCCACGATCGGCCGGGTGGTTGGAATAGCCGCCTTCCTTGCCGATGGTGGCATCGATCATGTTCTCAATCGTCATTGGCCGAGCTTCCCGGTCAGATACGCCCAGGCGGCAACGCCGAAGCCCGCAAGCCAGCCGATCAGGGGCGACTTCATCAGCCAGCCGCCAAAGCCCATTGCGCCGTCGCGGCGGTGCTTGTCGGTTTCCAGCGAGACCAGCCGCGTTTCGATCGCCGAGAGACGTTCAGGCATCCCTTCCAGCTTCGCGAGTTGCGCGGCCACGGCGTCATTCTTCTGCGCCTGATTGTTCATGTTGTGGATGATCTCGCGCAGTTGACCGCGAACCTCGCCGAGGATCAGGACGGTGTTGGTGTCAGGCGGGGATGCGGCTGCGGTCATTTGCCGAGCCTGTGCGCGAAGCAGAAGTGGCGAGATCGTTCCAGCATGTCGGGACGCTATCCCCCGCCCTGCACGCCAGTTACCCACGTCACCGGGTCAGGCGGTCAGGATTGCATCCAGATCGGTGGGAATCTCATACAGTTGCGCGAGCGTCGTCATGTCATCGGCTCCGCATGGTTCGGCTGATCCGGCCAGTCCGGCGCCGTCGGATCGGTGGTATTCGCAGGCAGGTCGCGCAGCGCTTGCCGGTAGGGCGCCCAGAGCGCGGCCACGCTTTCCCCCTGGTCGCGCATCTGCGTCCAGTCGCATGCTGCCAGACGCCGGTCGCGCTCCGCGCGCAGGTCACGCCATGCCTGGTTTTCATCATGCTCCGCCCACCAACCAGTGGGGAGTTCGCGAATATCGACTTCGGCCGGATCATAGCCGTCCGGAAAGACGATCGAGACGATCGCCCCATCCTCATAGATCGCGTGTGTGGGCCGACCGGTCATAGCCCTTGCCCCCAACCGCGCGTGCCGCCGAGGAGCTTCATGGAGGCGGCGGTCGATCCAGACGTCATCTTTGCTTCGAACTGGACCTCGTAATCCGTGTTCGGGCTCAGCCCGCCCAGCGCCAGCGTCGCGCCGCTGCCAGACTGAACGGGATTGTCAGCCGAGAAGGTGACGGCCGGCGCGGTCACGATCATGCCGGAATCGATCCATGTGCCGCTGCCCGGAGGCGTCCGGTATCGCGCCTTCATATCGACCCCGCCGCTACCCGCGCCCGAGGGGGTGGCGACGATCTTTGCCTGAAAAACGATGTATCCGGTGGGGCCGGCCTTCACCACGAAGGGGCCGATATTGGCGCCGGAATAGCTTGTGCTGCTGACCGTCGCCTGGCTTGATCCGGGGTTGTCGGCGCTGATCGTTCCCAGCGCCTGCGGCTCCGGATCATAGGCCGGAATGAAGTAAATCCGCGTCGTCCGGTTCAGGTTGTTATGCGTCGACGTGACGTCGATATAGCCATATTTCGTCAGCCCGCTGATCGTGACCACGCCAGTCGCGGCGCCGATCGACGCGGTGATGCCGCTCGACGCCACCACCGCCCAGGCCGCCGCCGTGGTGACGTCGGTATTGCCCTGATAGCGATAGAAATTGAGCGTCGTCGGATAGGATTTGATCGTGCCGCCTACCGTTGTCGGCACTTCCTGCTGTTCGGCCGGCCCCTTGTTGAAAGCCAGATGCTCTTCGGTGTTGTTGGAGTTCGGCTGGCTGCGCGACAGATAGGCGTTGACGATCTGATACTGGCTCGACGTGATCGTGCCGTGCGCGTTGCGATAATAGCCGCCCTCGACATAGGCGGCATCGGCAGGGGCGTTGATCGGCGTGCCGTTCACTTGTGGCCAGTCGCCCGTGGGCGTCATCGCCGTCGTGTTGAACAGCTTTTGCGTGGTGCCGACCTGGTTGCCGTCGATGTCGCGGAAGATCAGGTAGATGCCGCCGCCCAGCGCGCCGGATCCGACGCCCCGGCCGCCGGTATAGCCCCAATAGAAGGTTTCACCGGCGAAGCGGACGGGCAGCTTTTCGAAGACCTTGCCGAAATACTCGTTCGTCGGCGTCGTCGTCGAAACGATCCGCAGGTAATTGTTATATTTATAGTTGGCGGCCGCGCCGTTGGTCTGGATGCTGAACGGCGCCGTCAGCGCCCCGCCCGCAAAATAGGCGTCCAGCGTGTTGAGCTGGGGATCCGGCCATTCATTGTCGCCGGCCGGCAGCGTGCCGTCCGTCCAGACCTGCGCTGCGGCGTATTTGCCGCCGCCGCCGGTGTCGGTCATGAAGACGATGATTCCGCGTGTCGCGCCGGCCGCCGCGATCACCTGCGCGTCCGTCATCACGAAATTGCCGCCCGAAACCGTGCCATAGGTGGGCGCGCCGCCGATCACGACATTGGCCGCGTTGCGCACCTCGAACGTCACTGTGCCCGCCGTGAAATTCTCGCGCTCCGGCGTGAACGTGAAGGTCTGCGAAGCCGGGCTCGGGCGGCCCCAGGCGTCGCGCGTCAGCCGGTCGCGGCTGGGAATGAGCCGGAGCCCATAGGCTTCCTGCCCCGCAAGCGCCTTGGTCACCACCACCGGCAGTGTCGGATAGTCGATCCCGCCATAGGTCGCCTTGAACACGACGGACGTCTGCCCCAGCCCGGCCGCCAGCGCGGAGATCCTGAAATACCCCTTGGGCTTACCGCTGACAGGCGTGTTGTTGGCGGTGTTGATCGTCGCCGTGCCGCCACCGGCCGACACTAACGACAGCGTCACGCCCGCCGTGTCGTTGCTCGGCCCGACCAGGACCGACGTGGACGTGCGGAAATAGAGCTGTCCCTCCAGCGCCGTCAAATAGCCCGGATCCACCGTGCCATCGGCTTCAGCCGGCACCGTGAATGCCGTGGCGTCGGTCGATGCGCGATAATCGTCGATCCGCAGCAGGTTGGGCGTCGCCAACCAATCGCCCGGGGCTATGACCAGCGTGTCCGCCTGAGCGGTTGCGAAAAAATAGGTCTCCCACAAGTACGGCCCGTCCGTGACCGGCGGCTCCGTCTGGCTCCAGCCATCCATGCTGCCAGTCAGCGAATCGTCCGCGAACGTGTAGGTGACGTTGTTGTCGATCAGTGCTGGCGCGACATTTGTTGCGGTGCGCTTGTAGAGGCGGACCATCTGCGAGCGCACGGGGTCCGCCGCGATCAGCTTTTCAATCTTGAAAGACGCCGGATAATCGATGCCGTCCTTGGTCGCCTTTACCGAGATCGTGGTAGGCGTCGTTCCCGATGGCAGCGCAGAAACGCGGATAAAGCCCTTGGGCTTTCCAGCAACTGGCACCCCCGCCGCCGTGTTGATAGTAACCGTGGCACCGGGTGGCGGCGATACGACAGCGACGGTCACGCCGGCTGTATCGATCGTATCGCTCAGCAAGATCGTGGCATTGGTCTTCAGATAGAGTTGTGTGTCGATCGGCAATCGACCAGGCAGGACATTGCCGTCCGGATCGGCGGCGACCCCCGTCGAAATCAGGCTAGTTTCTGCGCGATAGTCGTCGTTCCGCGCCAATTGGGCGGGATTGAGCCATGAAGAAGGGGCAATAGTGGTTGTGGCATCGTTCGATCGGGCGTGCGCGAACGTTTCCCAAAGATAAGGCCCATCTGTCACGGACGGCTCTGTACGGCTCCACCCATCGAGGCTGCCGCCCAGGGTAGCGGTCTCGAAGGTGTAGGTGATGTCATTGTCCGGGACGGCCGGCGCGCTGTACGTCGTGCTCCTTTTATAGAGCCAGATGGTCTCGACGTTCGCCCCAGCCTGGGCGAGCAAAACAACGTTAGCGTTGGGTGGCGGAGAGCCCCCAGCAGAAGTATGTGCCGTGATCACTTGATAGCTGGAGCCATCATAGGTGACCAGATCGCCGATTTCGTAGGCGACGCCCCCCGCCCACGCGCCGCGCGACACGTTCCGCGTCGCTCCATCGTCGATGCTGGACAGTTTGGAAGGCGGCGTGGTGACCGAGGACAGGACGAGCCACGGGCTGAAGCGGTTGTCCGACTGATAGGCAACACGGGCTTCGAAAGAGGTATCGCCATCCAGCGGGGAAATAAGCTGGCGCACCGCCTGCGCCGCGTCCACCTTGCCGATCGTGATCCAGTCGGGATCTCCGACCTTGCGATAGTCCAGCAGCACCGAATCCGCGCCGGGGAACTCGCATGCGCCGATAATCAGGATGCCGGGGTGTCCATCATCCGAATAGGCGTCTTCAAGCGACCAAAGGAGGCCGGAGGGCGTCGGAGGAGCGATGTCGGGTGGAGTCGGCTCCCAAGTGGGCGGAGGATCGGAGGATGCCCCCAGCGCGAAGTCGTGCTTGTCCTCCGTCTCGGTTTCCACCTCGAACGTGAATTTCATCGTCGCCGGATCGCGGGAGACGCTGCGAACGATAACCGGCTGAGCGTCGAGCCCTTCGTCCGGGACGTTCAGGGTAATGCAGTCACCGGTCTTGATGCCGAAGAACTTCGGGCCGGTGGTGAAGCGGATCGGCCCGGCCTCGCGGCTGTTGACGATCTCGTAGGCGGCGAGCTGGCCGGGCTGCTGCTGGCCGGTGCCGTTGCCCTCCATCTGGACAAGGGCGAAGTCGATTTCCTTCGTCCGCTGCCCACCGTCGATCGTGACATAATCGGGCACGGTAACGGGTGTGCCGCTTACGATCTCCCATTCGTGCATTTCCGAACGGAAGCGCGGGATAACGGTGTTGAACCGCTCGCGGCGGGACTTGCTGGCCGAAATCGAAAGACTGTCCAACAGATCAGCCGCTTCAACGGTGGCGATCGAGACGCGAGGCGTATTGACGCGGCATCCGATCATCGCACCGGTCATCGTGGGTTCGGCGCCGCCGGCCTGGAGCATGCGCTTGAGCGTGGACCACTTCGTATCGGTGGACCATTCGACACCACCACAAGCCCAGAGATTGGCATCGGCGACGTTGGCCGCCTCAACGAAATCCGCAACGCGGATGGTGCTCACAGGCGCGCCGATGCCCAGCGTGCGTTTGCCGTTCTGCCAGCGCCCCAAGCACCAGGTCAGCGCGTGCAGCGCTGGGTTGTTCGACCATTCGTAGGTCGCCTCGTTCAGCGCGCGATGACTGCCCGATCCGCCGGGATAGGTGCTGTCCTTCCTTGGATCATAGACCTTGGCCCATTTCCCGATCCATTCGGGCTCAGGCACGCCCGCGCCGAAGTGGTTGCCCTTCTCGTCATAGCGAAGATCCCACAGCGCGTGAGCGATGCCGGACAGCTTGTGGGCACTCGTCCAGCCTGGGAAGCCCGCCCCACCGAACGACAGCGTCAGTGCGGATGCGCCGGCCGTCCCCAGCGAGACCTTTTGCGCCATGTAATTGGCATTGTCGCCCGTGGCCTGACCCGAGCCGTCGAAGGCCACGGTCATCTTGTCAGCCCGGAACGTCTCAATTTCCTGCATCGGCCCGCCCGCGCCCAGGAGGACACCGAAGGCGAGCACATCCTGCTTGCCCTCACTCTTGAAGGCGGTCGCGTCATAGGTCTCGGCGTGGATGCGGACGCCAGACATTCGCGTTCGCCCTATGGGATAGGGTAGCCCGGATTGAGGGTTCGTTTGAAAGTTGAGCGGGCTTCCCGCTCCGCTAAATCCCGGTTTTGGTGCCAGCACCGCGCTTGCCATGCCGATCACGCCTGCCGCCAGACCCGCATATGTGCCGAGCGTGAGCATGCCGCCAGTGCCTAGGCCCAGCGCGAACGCACTCGGAGCGAGGAAGGTGCCCAGGCCGGTTGCGGCCAATGCCACCACGGCCACGACGGTCCCGACAACGCGCAGCGCCTTCATGTCAGATCACTCGCCAAGCCAGGTCGATGTGGCCCATCGTCATAATCACCGGCATGTCGGAGCTTTCGTGGAAGGCGAGCATGTTGCCGTTGCCGACGACGATGCCGAGCGCCCCGAGTGGATGATCGCAGGCAAAGGAAACGATATCGCCTGTCAGCGCAGCCGCAGGCGCGATCCTCTCGAAACCATGCCCATCCATCGCCTGGATCAGGTCATCAAAGCCCAGCCGCTTGAGCGCGGATTGAGCGCCGATCAGCGTCTTGTACTGGCCAGCCTTGGACAATCGCACTTTCACGCCAAGCTGCTTGAGGTGAAACGCTGCCATCTTCGCGCAATCGACCGATCCGAACGCGAATGCCTTACCGGCGAACCTGTCCATTGTTGCTTGGGTCGCCCTTTTCCGGCGCTGGAGAGGGTGTGTCATGCCATGCCCTCGAACAGGCCGGCGAATGGACCGCCCACGCCAGCCGATGGTCCAATGACTTGCTGAACCGGCAGCTTGGCGCCCCAATAGAGGTTCTTAACGGTGCCAGTCATGTACTCGAACCCGCGCTCGCCAGGCCAGATCGACTGATGCCAGCCGTCCGAAGCGCGCTCGCCCTCGTTGACTTCGAATAGCCGCTCGAAAGCTGAGACTACGGTATAGCTGACGCGTCGCGAGCCCTGCGCAGTTTCGATGGTCGGCACATCGACCTCACCCAGGAACAGCACCTCCGGCGTTCCGACGACGGCTCCCGTCGAAGGGTCATATGCCCCGAACATCACCTGCACGCGGCTGCCCTGCATCTCAGCGGCCGCAAGCGTCGCGGCGGCGCTGGCATCTGGCGGCAACAGACCTATCTCAATCTCAGGTGCTTCGTTGCCAATTGTCTCATCCATCGCGCCGATGGTTTCGATCGCGCCGAACACGCTATCCTCGCCGACATAGGTTTCGCCGCCGATCGTGATCTGCGCTGCGCCATCGAGCAGGCGCAGGGTATATTCGGGGAACTCGATCTTGAGTGCTCCGAACAGGAATGGAGCGTCGGATGCGGCGGCGGCCTCGAGAAGTGGATCGCTCATCGTGCTTCCACCACTGAGAACTCTATGGCAGTCGTCAGGTCGATTGCCTGTTGCCAGGCCATCTCGTCACCGGGCGAAACATTGCCTTCGATCTTCGGTGTCGCGACCTCCAGCACATCATCGGCGGAGAGTGGCGTGCGCAGCGGCGGCCAGATCGCGAGCACGGCAACGCCCCCGATGCCTGCCGTGGCCGTGCTTGTCGTCATGTAAACGTAGCGCCGGCTGGCATGGATGACGCTGAACGGCTGCCCTTCGGCAAACTCGTAGCCAGGCGTCAGGCCCTTCACCTGGATCGCCGTGCCGCCCGAGACCCCGACCTGAATGGACGGGCTACCCGGGTCATCGTCCGAGTAAATGGTCTGCGGCCAGTCTATGACGACGCGATCCGTGCGCCCCCGCAAGAGCTTGACGATATACGAGCGAGCTTCCTGCCCCTCCAGCTCCGGCATCACGAAGCGAACGCCGAAGCGCATGCCGAGACGATTGATCCGCTGGACCGGGCCGCCAAGGAAAGGTGTCAGAAACCCGCCGGCATCGACGAGGAAAGGCCGTGCTTCATTGGGCAACGGACATGAAGGGAGAGCGACGGCCGCCATGCGCTCATGCTATGGTCTGCCCCCTCCTCCGGTTACCGCCATCAGCCCGGAATGCGACGCGTCGCCCTGCGCATTACCCGTCGCTCGCCATCCGCGCCCCCAGCCATCGCAGCCGCCGTTCCAGCTTGCGTGATGGTATTGTTCACCTGAGCGAGAAGCTGCGGCGTGGTGATTCCTCCGCGGGCGTCGAGGGTGAAATGCTGGATGATCGTGGTCGATCGCCCCTGCGCCGCAATCTGGTGGTTGGGAATTACGACGCCGGCCTGGTTCCCCATTCGCAGGATCTCCGGCCCGTTCTCGCCGACGAGATACGATCGACCGGCCGAGACAGGGCCACCGAACGCGCGCGCGCCATCGGTGCCACCAGGCGATCCGGTCTTCTTGCCAAGACCAATAAGCCCAAACAGGGCGTCGATCACTTGCTTCTTCAGTGCCAGCTTGATCAATTCCTGAACGATTGATCCGATGGCGCCCTTGAGGCCGAGGGCTTTTGTCGCGGCGCGTGCAAAGCCGTCCTCGACGTCGCGCAGGCCGCTGACGGCGATGTTTTCGAGGGCCTGATTAATGTCTTCGGCAGTTCGCGGAATTTCATCAAGGTAGGCCTCCAGCGGCCCCATATGCTGACGATCGCTTTGCCGCTGCATCTGTGTTTCCCGGCGCTCCAGGAACAGCTTGCTCCGTTCCGCCGCCTGCTTTTCATCCGCAGTGGCAGAGCCGCTGTCTATGACGAACTGGAGGTTCCTGCGCTCCATACGGAGTCGCTCATCCATAATCTGGCGTGCGATCGCCCGTTGCTCCGCCGCCGTGCGAGCGTCCGCCATTTCCAACTCAAGCGCGTTCAGGCGCAATTGAGATGCCTCCTGTTCGAGCTTGAGCTTCTCTTTCTGGACGTCCTCGCTGGCGCCTAGCGTTACCAACTGCTTCCGGCGCTCAAGGACTTGGTCAGCAATGACCGCCAATTCCTCTGCCTGTTTGTCAGTGATGTCGCCCATGTCGACGTTGAATTTGGACGTCTTGCGCTCAATCTCGCGCTCAAGGTCGAGCTGCTGGAGCGCGAGCGAGGCCTTGTCCTCGGTTTCTACCGCCAGATCCTCGCGGGCGCGCAATTCCTCCAATTGAGCCCGGGCGATATCCATGTCGTGGCGGTGCTGATCGCGGAGCGCATCTTTCCACTTATTGTCTTGCGACCGCTTTCGTTCGGCCGGGGCGTTGAGGCTTTTCAGCCATTCGTCCTGATTGGCATTCAACCCGCCTGAGCCAGCACTCTCAGCAGCGTAAGCGGCCTTTGCACGATCGCCTTTCGCTTTCGCGGTCGCCCAGCGAAGCATTTGGATTTGCTTCTTAAGCTCCTCGTCTAGAGTGCGCGTATCCAAGCCCCGCTCCTGGAAGTCGCGGCGCTTTGCCTGGGTCGCGCGCACCTGGTCGATCCGGAACTGGACGTCGGTGTTGCTCTCCTGAGCCTGCCTTTGCGCATATCCTGAATAAACGAAACCCGCAGTTCCACCCACCAGCGCGCCGTAGGGCCCCGCAGTAAAGAGGCCCGCGCCAGCACCTAGAAGCGTAAAGAGACCCTGAGGATTCGTATTCCAGAGCTGGAGGATTTTTCCTGAGAGCGCCCCAATCGCCTGGGCGAACGCGATGATGGCCTGCGAGTTCTTGCCCACCGCGCTTGCGATATCGTGTGCGAGCACGGTCTTGACGTCGGCCAATTTCCGCGCCGTCTCATCCGCGTTTCGAATGTCGTCATCGCTGAGGACATAGCCGAGCCTCTTGGCCGCCTGCGCTAGTTTGTCGATCGCACCAGCGCCGCCGGATAGCATTCCATCAAGCTTCTTCCCGGCCTCCCCCATCAAAGCCGTTTCAACCGCAGCCCGCCTGGCCGGCTCCGGAATTTTCGCCAGAAAATTTGCCGTCGCCCGTAGGCCATCATTCGTATCAATCGTGCCAGCCTTGATCTCCTTCATGGAGAAGCCAAGAGCTAGAAGGGCCTTCTGATCCTTCACCGAACCAGTCGCAGCTTTGCCGATGCTCTGGTTCAATCCCTGCATCGCCGCATCAAGCTCGGCTGCCGTGACGCCGTTCTGCGACGCAGCATACCGCCAAGTCTGCAAGGCCTCGGTCGATATATCGAGCTCTTTTGCCGTGCGCCCGATCTCAGAGGCGAAATCAGTCGCTGACTTAATTGCAGCGGCGACAGCGGCAACGGAGAGGCTGCCCACAAATGCAGTGGAAAATGAGCGCATCGCGGTACTCGCAACACCTGCGGACGCTGCCTGGCGCTTCATCGACCTATCGACGGCACGCTCAGCTTTTTCGGCACCCTGGGCGATTCGGGCGAAACTTCGATCCGAGGCACGCTCAGCGCTGCTGATCGTGGCCATGTAATTACTCGCCTTAGCCTCCAGCTCGACTACGACACGATCTGCGGCGCTTGGCATTGCTTTCCCTCGGGTTTTGCGTTCCTCAAATTAGTCGGGCATGCTGATGCCAATACCGCCATCAAGGGATAAGGGGTGCGCAATGCGCGGAGGATGGATTGTGGCTGGTTTGGCCCTGATGTCGGCAAATGCTAGCGCCAAGCAGCAAAACCCCACTCCAGAACAGCTCGCGGCAACCCTAACGGACGATCATTTCGCCCTCACATCGACAATTAAAGATGATTCGCTGGAGGTCGTGGCCCGCGTCACGACAGAGAAGGGATATCAAGAAAAAGAGAAGATGTCCGGCCTCGTTGTCAACGACAGCTTTCTGATCGCCTATATCGACAAAAAGACGGGTCTCACCGAATACAGACTGTATCATTACATTCGATATAATCGCGGATGGCGGTTCTATTATCAAGTGAACTACGAGACGCCGAACGGACCGGAATCGAAGGAGGTCGATTCTATCGCCCGTGATGTCCTCGGATGCAGCCAATATGGCTGTCGGTACGCCGAGCACTTTGCCTTCGACGTCGCGCCGGAGTTGCTGAAATCGATCGCCGCCGGATACGAAGCTGGGAGGCTGAACGGATGGAATATGAAATTCAAGGCGAAGGACGGCAGTGAGTTGCCGGAAATTATCTTGGCCGCAGAGGCGGCCGGCCTCCTAAAGGCGGTTTCCGACTTCAAGGCCAAGCAGGGGATCGCCGACCAATAACGCACGAGACGTCGCCAGCGTCGTTGCCGTCATGGTGACGCTCCGCCCGACCGAAGCGGGCACTGAGGTCAAGGTGATGCAGGCGGGGATGGGATACGGGAAGCGCGTTCGACGGTCTGTCGAAGGCTGCCTTCGTTAGCACCAAGCTTGGCGAATCCGCGGGGAGGCGGTTAGGCTCGCCTGGGGTGAGTCGGGGGATGCAGCGGTGAGGAAATTCAATCGTTGGCCGATGGCCGGCCGCTTGATGCTGCCTGCGATAGCGCTCGCTGTCGCCACGCAGTTGCTGGCATCACCACCAAAAGATTCCACCAGCAAGCAAAAGGAGAGCGCCGAGCAGGTTCCAGCCAATGCCGGCGAGCGCGCCGATCCGCCTGTCCAGCGCCGAGATGAAAGCCCAAAGGCAGAGAAACCATGCGCAAAGGGACAGGACGATCGTTCCAGCGATCTTTGCGCCCAATGGAAGGCGGCGGATGCTGCTGAACTCTCCGCAATCTGGACGATCAGAACATTCTGGCTGGGCGTGGGCGGCCTCTTCGTCGGCTTCTTCACGCTCATGGCCGCAGTAGCCGCCGCCTGGTTTGCACGAAACGCCGCCGTTGAGGCCGCGAAATCCGCCCAAGCTGGTGCGGATGCCGTCATAGCCGCCAGTGAAGCCAACAAACTTGCCGAACGCGAATATAAGTGGGCTCGCAAGGAGGCCAGAGGAAGCGCCAGGAACACTGAAACAGCCCTCGCCGCCTCTCTCAGATCGGCCGATAGCGCTCACCGTCACGCCGAAGTCGCTGCCGATACCGCTCGCAAACAACTGCGCGCGTACATCCTCGTTGATGAAATTGTTGTTGTGAACTTCGGACAGAACCAGATCCCGACTTTCTCCGGGAAGATCATAAACCACGGCCAAACGCCCGCTCACGACGTTCAAATAACTTCTAAAGTGGAAGTCCAATATATTGATCGCGACCGCCACGAGATCAAATTTGGACCTGGCGTGAGTGGCCGAAAATCCTCTGGCATTCTCGGCCGAGACAAGAACTTCTCCTTCAACAGAAACCCCAGCTCTCCGCTCGCGCCAGGCCATTTTGACGGGATAGTGCGCGGTGACTACTGCTACATATTCGCCGGCGTCGTGAGCTACAGGGATATTTTTGGCTGCCGCCATATCACGATTTTCAAGTGGTCGTACGAACGACATCCTACCGGGCTGCACATGCACCTGGTTGCCACTGAGCGGCACAACATTGGAAATTAGCGCGCCGAGGGCCGCAAGCGGGTAGAGCATCGTAGCAGGCTAACTATCCAGCCCCTCACCACTACCGCCGTCAGCCCGCGTGCGCCTCCATGAAGCGCCGCAGCCTGGGCAGGTCGCTGACCTTCTCCGTGCCGCCCTGCCCTTCATTGTACGCTTCCAGCGCCTCGAAATAGCCGCTCAGGGACAGGCGCTCCCAATCGAGCCCCATTGTCCCAGCGTTCGCGATCACTTGGCCTTTGCGGAGCGCTTCGGGTGTGGCGGCTTGGGAGGGGCGTCCTTTTTTTTTAGATCCACGCCGGAGATGGCGGCGTGAAGGATCTCCCATGCCAAGCGCAGGCCTTCGATCATGGGCCGGGCCGGATAGACATAGTCGCGCACGAGATGCCCGGCGATCGCCGGTGTGACCTCGAAGTCCTCGCCGTTCACCGTGCCGTTGTTGCCCCCGATCAGGCCAAGACGGATAATCTCGGATATGTCCGAAGCCAGAGCGCTTCCGCCGCCGACATAGACCGGCTGCTCCCCAACGAAACCGAGACCGGCGCCAATCTGATCGAACATGGTGAAGATCGATTTCGGATAGGTGTCGGGATACGGCTTGTTGAGCGGGCCGCGTTCGAGCTGGATCACCTGCGGCATCGGCAGCCAGAAACGATACCGGCCGTCAGCGAAATCGAGCTCGATCGCCGTATCCATTAGGAGGCGGCGGTCCAGACCAGATCGTCTTGGCCCTCGATCGTGATTTCGAGGCCGCTGTCGCCCTCGACCTGGATCGATCGATTCCGCGTCGTGAGCATGCCCGACCCGGCCCAGGTGCCCAGCAGGTCGCCGGCATCGGTGCCGTCGTCCTTGTAGCATTCGATCCGGTAGTTCTGGATGACACCCTTCACATCGCCCAACACGTCCTCCTGGTCGACGTTGACCACGCCGCTGCCCGTCACCTGCCAGGACGATCCAGTGGCTGTGAGCTTGCGAAGGCCTGGCCGGTTGGGCTTGGCGCAGTCGCGGCGATAGCGTTCGTTGGTCTGAACGCTTTCGTTGACGTTGGCGTTCTCAAGGCCGCACAGGGTGGTGAACACCGCCGGCGGGCCGGGGGCGGTCTGGACCTTGATCAGCGCGAAATCGGGTTCATTGGGAAGGCTCACTGCGCATCTCCGGCCGCGTTAACAGAATGGCCGGGAGATTACGGAACGGTCCTTGGTGCTGTTACCGCCATTGCCTATTCGGCGAACGCCCGAGCGTTGACGGTGACGATGCCGTGGTAGGCGTCGCGTTCGCCCCCATCGGGAATGATCTGCGTCAGGTCCGACCAAAGCCGCACAGTCCCGCCGGGAATGGCCACGCGGTTCCGATGCACCACGCGTTGAGCCTCGGTGATCGCGCGCGAAACAAAATCCTCTGCCGTCTCGGTGATCGCCCCGCCGCCATTGAGCACGGCCCGCCCGAACACATGCAAGCGGAAGGAGACGGTGGCGCCCCAGGTCAGCGGGGTCGAGGTCGGCGCGTCCCAACGGATGAACGGCCAGGCCGGATTGTCGCTGATCGTTGCTGGATGGATATTCGCCGCGGGGATCAGCGCCGTGAGCGCAGCATCAGCCTTCAGCGCCGCCAGCGTTGCCCTTCGGACTGGTCTGATCAGATCCACCGGCGGCTTCCTTCTTCAGCGCCTTCGCGGCCTTTGCGGCGGCGGCGACTTCGTTGGTGACTTCGCCGGTCCAGCCGGCCTCGTAATAGGTGGTCTCCAGCCCCTTCGTGACCGGAAACGTTTTGGCGAATGTGACGGTCTGCATGGTCAGCCTCCCTTGGATCTGCGCACGACTGCGGCGACGTGATTTCGGACCAGTTCCACAGCCTCCCGCCGCTTGCGCGCCGCTGCCGGCCCCATGAATGGACGGGCGGCTATCTTGGATGTGCCGAACTCCAGTTCGGATGAATATGGCGCGTTCGAAGACACCTCGACCCGAAGCGCTGCCGGCTGCGTCACCTCGATATTGTCGGACAGCAGGTGCGTATCAGCATTGGGCGGCTCCCCAGGATTGGACGGGACATGACCCTTGCCGGATACCGCTCCTTCGGTGATCGAGAGCTGAGCATCGACCTTGATCAGGTCGCCAGCAGCGAACAGGGCCTTGCCGATCTCTCGCTCCATGCCCGTGCCAATGATGCGCTTGAGCCGTCGCGAATGCTCCATCGCCCCCCTGATCCTAGCCACGGCGCCCCCTCCCCACCCAGCCAATGCCCGCTGGGTCGCGCTCCAGTTCGGAGACGAGCCACAGCCCGGCATGAGGGCCGCCAAGCACCTGAACGCGCTCGTCAGTCGTCAGACCGCCCGAGAGCGTGCCAGCGAGGATCAGGAACCGAGCATCCCCCTGGACGAAGCCGCCATCGCGCATGGCATCAGTGATGAGATCGACCTGTACCGAGCACGCGCGCTCTGATGGCGTGCCGGGGTCCTCGATCGATCCGCCATCGTCATAGGTGGGCGTGCCGGCGGAGAGGATCTTTGCATCGGCGAACGGGCCGCCTATCTGAGCGGACACGGCCAGAGCGATGCTTGCGAACGCGTCGGGGATGTTCATGTGACCCTCCAAACTTCATGAAGGTCGACGACAATCGCCTGACCTTTGCCGTTGCGGAGCCATTGGAAATCAAGTGGTTGGTAGCCGTTTGTCTCTCGACATGCTTTGCGGCGACCAGTCACGTCGTTCTCAAGATACGCCCATACGCCGCTGGAGCGGACGAGGCGCCAAGCTAACAATGATCGGAGCCACCTCATCATCAGCAGCACCCAAGGCGGCCGCCGGCCGAAACACGTGGACCGCCACGGTTGCGGCGGAGCATTTCCGCGAAGTCCTGCCCGTAAGGCGTCGACGCATAGCCGCCCTTCACCTGCGCATTCACAGCGGATTCGGCGAAGCTGGCGGAGAAGGTGCCCGACTTGAAATTGGTCACACCCGACATGCCGCCGACGGCGCCGGAGCCGGTGGTGCCGAGACCCTGCCGCGCCAGGTTGTGAGCGGCGAGCGCCATGATCGCCGGGCCATAGTCGTTTTCGATCCAGCCGGGGGTTACGATGCGCTGTGCGTCGGTGATCCACATTTCCACCGTGTCATCCGCCACGGCGGCGAACGCCGGATAGCGCTCCTTCAGGTCTTCGGCAGTGGGGACGGCATAGGCCATTACTGGATCAGCCAGCAGGCCGTCGCACCGGACATCGCGGTGATCCGCGCCGGCACGAAGGGCAGCGGGACGCCATCCTTGACGGGGTAGGAACTGCGAGAGGTGCCCGCCGCGTTCTTGAAGCTGATCGTGCCGTCGCCACTGAAGACGACAGCCTTCACGTTGATGGGCAAATCGCTATCGGCCGGCGTATGCGGCACCGCATCGCTGCCGAGGGACTGCGGATCATTGCTGCGGTCGGTCGAGAACTTGTCGGCCATACGTCACCTACAAAATAGGCCGCCGCGACGGATCGAGGCGGCCCAGGGTGGGGATTGGATGTTGATCAGTCGGTCTTGCGCTTCGCATCCGGTGCGGCCGCCTCGATCTGCGCGCGTGTGACGTCGCCGCCGAGGGCTTCCTTCATCGCTTCCACCGACGGAAGGCCAGCCTCGGTCCAATGCTCGTCATTGGCGTGATCGAGCAGGCCGACGGCCGAGAGGATGTCATCATTCGTGGGTCCGTTGGGGGCCTTGCCGGTCTTGGCCTTGCCCTCCACCTTGAACCACTCCTCGATGAAGTCATCGGCCTCGATCGTCTCGCCGGGCTCCGCCATGACGAGCACGCCGTTGAGATAGGCGCCGCGTGCGCCGGTGCTGATATTGGTGACCTTCTTCATCTCGCGCTCCTCAGAAGCTGTCGCGATACACGACTGCCTTGGGCAGGCGGATCTCGACGCCACCGACGTTCATGATGCCACCGACCTCGTAGGTCAGGGACGACTTCTGGAACGGCGGCAGGAACTGGTGCGGACCGGGAAGATGGAATTTCACCACCTGCGGGTTGTTCGCATAGGCGATCATGCGGGTGGAGTTGCCGGTGCCGGCAGTTTCCAGCGCACGGCTCTT